AGAATCATAACTCTTACATCAAACTCTGTTTTAATGTATTCTTGTATTATTAAGTCAGCATTTGAATCTGTCTTAAATATAAGTTGAATTATAGATGTTAATGCTCTTTCAGATTCAACAAATAAAACACCAACACCTTTTGAGCCTCTTAATGTTTTTAAAATGATTGGAAACTTTGTATCTAAACTTTCAAAAGATTTTTCTATAGAATCTGCATTTGGAACCAAAACAGTTTTTGGTTGATTTAAACCATAATCCTTTAAACGAATATAAGAACGATACTTATCAGCTGCAATCGATATTGATGTTCTACTGTTAACACAACAAAGTCCAATCCTTTCAATTTCAGATATTAAATCTAGAGAACTATCTTTAGTTGGAGTGCCACGAATAAACACCACAGTAGAAGAATCAAGATCAAAACCTTTATCATCATCTAAAGAATAAATAGTATGCTTTCCGTTATCATATTTAATATAAGAACCATCTATTTGTATAACATAGTTTGGTAAATTTAATTCGTCTGCCTCTGCTTTAATACGTTTAGAGGTTATAGATTTATCGCCATGTTCTACAGAAAGCACAACAATACGATAATCACTATCTTTTTCTTCTGTGATGAATGTTTTGAATTGCTCCATTAAACTTCTTTCTTCTTACCTATATTATACTTTGTCTCTAATTGCCATTCATCTTTCTCTTTAAAAGATAAAACTTTGATTTGACTTAATGGAGCAACAGGTTCTGCATTACCTATAATATCTACTAAACCCCAATCTTTTAAAAGGTTTGTAATTGTGTTTCTGCGAGCAATATCATTCTCAGATAAATTAACAACCTTACCATCAAGAGCAAATAACTCTTTAAAGTGTGTAATATAATACCTACCCTGTTTATGTAATATATGACAAGATTGATATAGTTTTCTTTCTTTTCTAGAAGCTACTCCAATTCGTGAAAGTGTCTCACGAACCTTTAAAAAATCATCTGGTTCTTTCAAACCAACTTCTAACATCTTTTCCTGTGTCCAATTAATCTCTTCCATTATTTCTTCCACCTTTATTTAATTTTTGTTTTATGGCAGAAATTTGTTCATCAGATAATATTTCAAGAGCGGACTTTGCTTTTCCATTACTATATCCATAATACTCTTTAACACATTCCAAATTATCAATTTTCATCGCCTTCACCCAAGGTGTATATCTTTTCCTTGGTCTAAGACTATTTATCAAAAAATCAAACTGAAGTTTCTTATCTAGGTGGTGTAATTGGTTAATTTCGTTAACTAATTGGATAGTATCAGGAAAAGGAGCCACACATTTATTAACGATGTATGGTGGATACTTCTTTTCCCACTCTTCATCCTCTCCATCCATAAGAGGTTCTTTAGTTTCGTTGATAGCTTTGAGGTAGTTTTTTAGTTCATACATTAGTTTATTACTTGCACTTTGAAATTGTTACTATTATCTTTTATAGCATCTCTAAAGAAACTAACATTACTGTTTTTTTTACTACACTTGAATACAACACAAGTTCTTAATTGGTAACACTCTCTAGAAACTGGCATTGCAGAATGTAGAAGAGCTGCATCAAATACAACTAAACGATTTCCTTTATATTCTGCTAGTTTACCATCAATATAAGTTCCACCACCATACTCTAATTTCCAATCAAGCCGTGGATAATATATCATAGTAAAATCTCCATCGTCATGATGAAAATGTGGTTCTATGCCATGTGTGTGGGCATTCATATAGATTCTAAGATAAGTATCAACATCATACTTTTCTGTAAATTTAAACTTATCCAATGCTGTTTGAAATAAACTATGAGCCCAATCAAATCCAGCATCAGTACATTCTATTTCATTATGTCCACAAAGAATGTGCCAATGTTTGTTTGGTTTGTTTGGTTGTGATGAATAATCATACTTCCAAGCTAACTGTTTAATCGCATCATCGACTAAAATAGCATTATGCTCTTCTAGTACATCATCATATATATCAATCATTATAAAAAATCCAATCTATTAATGTTTAGTCGAATCTTCTGCTAAACAAAATTCATCATATGGTCTAACATCTTTGGATGAATCATTAATAAGTTCTACCATCTCATCAAACTCATTTTTGTTTAATGCTGTTTTGTATAACCGCATTGCTTGTCCTAACAACACACCAGCAACTGCGAGTACAGAATACTCTTCTGATAGTTGTACATTTGTTGCAAACGACTTGTTGTATAATTCGTTTAGTTTTTCATCATCAATCATAATATCAATCTTTATTTAAATTTAGCTCGTGCCATTATTTCTGTAAGACAAGCCATCATATTTATTTCTTGGTCTGCGACAAAGGCAGATTTGTATTGGTACTCACCCAATACCACAACGCAATGGGGAATAGTAGAACCATCCACATACTCATAGAGATTATCATAAACAACCCTAAGAAGATCAACAGGATTATTATCAAGATTATTGACAACCCATTTTCTAACATTAGTAAACTCCTTATTTTTCATACCAACCATAAGTTCTTTTATATTAACATCACCAATATTTACCAACATTCCAGCATCAATAGAACCTGATATTGCATACCTTTGTAGCTCGTTTAAAGTTCTACGCCAATCTGGAAAATGGTTATTAATAACTTCGGCAATAACCCTTTTATCATACTTAACTTTTTCTATATCAAGAATACTTATAACTCTTTTAAAGAACTCAGAAGCAAGATTTGGTTTTTCAGATTTTGGTATTTTAAACTCAATAATACTACAACGAGAATGTAGTGGTTCAATCAAACGATTTTTGTAATTGCAAGTAAGAATGAAACCACAGTTCTTATGAAATTCTTCCATAAAACCACGTAAGGCTGGTTGAGTAGATTGTGGATTCAGATAGTCTGCTTCATCAAGTATTAGATACTTTCTGCCACCTTCAAGTGATACAGTAGAAGCAAAGTTTTTGATCTTAGTTCTGAGAACGTCAATACCTGACTCCTCAGAACCGTTGATCATCATATAGGTAGCACCAATCTGCTCAATCATTGCTTTTGCAATAGTTGTTTTACCTACGCCAGGCCCACCTGATAATATCAGATTGGGAATAGTTTCACTTTCAACAAACTCTGTAAAAGTGTCTTTAAGATTTTTAGGAAGTATGCACGAGCTTACATCCTTAGGCCGATATTCCTCGACCCATAAAAAGTTTTCCATAATATAAATTCCTAACTTTAAGCGTCATAAGAAGATTCGGGTTCTAGAGCAATAAAGTAAGAAACATCAACATTAGAATTATTAAACTCACTAATCTTTTTTGAAGAAACTTTAACACCATAAGAGCCAGGCAATAATTTTAGATTTTCAACCTTAAACCAAAATTTATAATCAACTTCACTTTTAGGAACATCAAGCTTAAGTGTAAAATCATTTGCAGTTGTATTCTTCTTATCAGTTACTTTAAGTTCTCCATTTTCAAGTACCATATCAGGAGCTCCAATAACGGATGCAGCTCTTGTTATTTCTGATAGAGTGTCACTAGAAATATCAAACGTAACTTCTGTTGAAGGCATAGTAATATCTTTAGTTGGTGTAGTAACAACAGATGGATCAGAGTACCAATACGTTGAAGATTTAGAAGAACCTTCTTCTGTTATAAGAACAAAGTTATCCTTAAAATCTAACTCTGGATTTGAAAAAAGAGATATTACAGATAGAAACTCATTGAGATCATAAATTGCAAATTCTTTTGGGAAAGTTTCTTCTACCGTTGCTTTAGCAATAATGTTTTTCATTGCTGACATAGTAGAAATACTACTACCTTCTTTGATTACAAGGTTTTGGTTAATGGTTGAGAAATTCTTCAACACATTGATTGTTTGACTACTTAGTTTCATTTTCACTATTCTCCATGATATCGTGATTGTATAAAGCTATAATACCATAGTGGATGACTTTTAGCAAGTCACTTTTATTATAACCGTCTTTTTTTCCAGATCTTTGTGCGTATTTCATGATGTTACCGATACAGAAACCTTCACCATGTCCACCGTCAATGATAAACTCTGTAGCTTGAAACTTGTTCGTACTATAGTGTTCATCATATGTCGAGTCGATGTAATCTTTCAAATCAGACAAAGTTTTGTCCTCATTATATTTGTAGTTAACTTTTGACAGTTATTTTCTCCTTCATTTAGCTGAAAAATATTTATCAAGAATTTGAATTTGTTCTTCATATTTAGAAATTGAATCTAATTCTTTTTCAATAGATTCCATGATATTTGAATGCTCACCAATACCAACAGGATTTTCTAAATATATTTTTACATTTGAAATATGCATATTTTTATTACCTTCAGCATGAGTTTTTAATGAACTCAACATTGTATCTTTAAGATTGCTCATCTAATTTAACCTTTACATAAGAACCACCAACATTAAGGGCAAGTGGTATAGATTTATCATGATTATCTGGAATATTAGAAATGAAACTATCGTATTCAAATGGGCTCATGATACTTTTTAATTCTTGTTCTGATTGAATTATATCCCAATTCATAGCAATAGATCGTCTTTCTCCTGCTCCAGAAAATGGTAATACTTGGTGATGCAACCATTTTGGAAAAATATATAAAGTTCCAACTTCTGGTTGAACATATTCTTCAGAACCAAGTTTTAAATTATACAAATCTGTTTTTGATCCTAAACCCCAACACATATGAGTCCATCCATCATACTGACCATCAGAATCACCAAAATTAACTCTGTGATTTGCCTTATTTAATCTACGTTCTTCCATTTCTTCTGGCATCTTTAGCCACATAAAACCAGAAAGGCCTGCAGCAGTATTTGTAGTATGCTCGTGTAATGGATTGTAGTCTCCAGCATATGCATGATTAGTCCAACAAGTATAACAATCTGCATATGAATTTTTTCCATATCCTTGATTTAAATAAGTTGTTGCAACTGAATTTAAAACTGAATTTAGTTGTACACCTACAGGAGTAGTTAAATCAAAATCAAGTTGTGCAGAATCTTTGTGTTGTCGCAACTGACCAACAAGTTGTGTATCTTTATTTGATGATCTGTTTCTAGATATTGTTTCAACTTCTTCATTTAAAATATCAACAACTGTTTGTCCAAATTTAATTTTTGCTACGTGATGATGAATAGTAGGAACAATTTCCATTGCCATTTGGCCAGGTTGATCTGCACCTAGTAAGTTTAATACTGAATCTTCGCTCATAATATCTCCTTCATTATATTATCATAATAAAGGAAAAGGGACTAAATGTAAAGTCCCTTTTCCCTTTTATTACAAATTTATTTTATAGTAACTATTCGAGGCTTCTTTTCATCTGGAACAATACGCTCAAGATTAATCTTCAGCATTCCATTTTCAAGTGAAGCTTCTTTTACTATAATATCATCAGCCAAAGTAAATTTCCTATCAAATTTTCGATATGAAATTCCACGATGGATTGTGCCTTCACTTTCTACATTTTCTTTTATAGAACGAATAGCAAGATGACCCTCTACTATTTCAATTTCAATATCATCCTTAGAAAATCCAGCCAAAGCCATTTCAATGACATAATTATAGTCACCTCCTTTAATGATGTTGTATGGTGGAAATCCTGTGGATGAAGAGTTATTAGCAACATATCTGTTTAGATGATCAAACATTCGATCATACCCCACAGCATATGGTGTTAATTGATTGAAGTTGTCGAATAGACTCAGTGCTTTATTTGTAACCATTAGTTATCTCCCTTTAAGCAAGATTGTGGTAGAACCCTTTAGGCATTCTACAGTTAAGTGGTGGTTTTTTAAATCAACAGTAAAAACCACCAAAAACTCTGTGTCTCAAGGACTTATGAATTGCCTTGTATTATTATATATAAGGTATTTGACTCAAAAAGTCAATACCCTTTATATTTTTTTTAGAAAGGATGATCTTCTTCCTTTTCTGCATTTACTTCTGAAGTTTCTTCTTCACCAATACTGATACCAGCATCAATTTTTGTATACAAATCCATGAAAGATGTTTTGGTATCATCATCAAAACGTGCAATGCATAATTCAATAGATTCCATCTTATCACCAAAGATAGCAAATGCTTTCACAATGTGATCTAAACGGCGAGTAGAGATAATTTCATCAACTCCACCATCATAGAAAGTTTTACGAATAACTTCAGCCCAAGTAACTAAGTTATCTGCAAAGTCTTTATCAACAGCATTATACTTTTTCATAGAACCAAGAACAATCTTTTTCTCAATAGCAGCTGCAGGATAAGGTTGTTCGATAGTAATTGCAAAACGCTCAAGAAATGCTTCGTTAAGAATGTTGGTTCCGATAAAGCGACCATCTTCTGAGCCTTTACCTTTTGTGTTAGCAGTTGCCATCACATTGAAACCTTCTTTAGCGGTAATCCACTTGTTGATCTTTTTCAAGAACACGCCCTTACCCTCAAGAACAGGCTGTAGTGCAAGCATCTTGTTAGAACCTAGATCACACTCATCAAGCAACAACGTGCAAC